ACTCATCTATCTTTCAAACCAAACTTTGTTAACTACATGTTTAAGGAGGATATGATATCAGATGGTATTGAAAACTGCGTACAATACATACACAACTTCAACCCTGAAAAGTCTCAAAACCCGTTTGCTTATTTCACACAAATTATTCACTACGCGTTCTTACGTAGAATACAGAAGGAAAAGAAACAACTGGAGATCAAGAATAAGATATTGGAGAAGACAGGATATGAACAGGTATTTGAAAGAGATACCCTTGACGATTCCAACTATAGTGACTATAATCAAATCAAGGATGCGGTTCATTCTAAACTTCGTAATTAATGAAGGTAGCAATAATAACAGACCAGCACTTTGGATGCAGAAAAAACTCAAAACTTTTTCATGATTATTTTCTAAAGTTCTATAATGATGTATTCTTTCCCACGTTGGAGAGGGAAGGTATTACTACGGTTATTGATATGGGTGATACCTTTGATAGTAGAAAGGGTATAGATTTTGGTGCATTGACATGGGCAAAGAATAATTATTTTGATAGATTAAGAGACATGGGCATTACTGTCCATACTATAGTTGGTAATCATACAGCCTATTATAAGAATACAAATGATGTAAATGCAGTAGATCTTCTCTTGAGAGAATATGATAATGTAAAAACTTATTCAGAAGTATCATCTATAATGGTAGGTGATTGTAATATTACTCTTGTGCCTTGGATTAATTCTGATAATCAAGAAATGAGTCATGCTTTGATTAAGAAGTCAAGATCTCCTATATGCATGGGACATCTTGAGTTAGTTGGTTTTAGAGTGCATCGTGGTTATGTTATGGAGCATGGAACAGAGGCATCAATATTTGATAAATTTGACAAAGTATTTTCTGGTCATTATCATACCAGATCTGATAATGGAAAGATTTTTTATCTAGGTAATCCTTATGAAATTTACTGGAATGATTGCAACGATACAAGGGGGTTTCACCTCTTTGATACAGAAACCCAAGAGCACACTGCGGTGGATAATCCATATAGGCTCTTTCACGTCCTTTACTATGAGGATCATGATCACCAGCTTTTTGACGCCAGTCAACTACAAAACAAAATCGTCAAAGTAGTTGTTAAAAAGAAAAGTGATCAAGTAAAGTTTGAAAAATTTATAGACAAACTTTATGCTGCCAATGTAGCAGAACTTAAAATTGTAGAAAATTTTGCTCTTACTGAATCAGCAGAGTTTGAAGCATTTGAATCTGAAGATACACTCTCTATCCTTAATAGGTATATTGAGGAGGCAGAAATAGATCTTGATAGATCTAAAGTCCAAAAATTGATACAAGAAGTCTATCAAGAAGCATGTGAATTAGTTTAATGTTCATTCTAACAGTGGAAGGTAATGAAACTGAAGGAGCCTATTCTGTACCATCAGATGATGGGGAACAAGTTCTTTACCTTTTTGAGGATGAAGATGATGCTATTAGATATGCTTTATTGCTAGAGGATCAAGATTACCCAGAAATGCATGTTATTGAGGTAGATGGTAAAGTGGTGATTAAAACTTGTGAGTTGCATAATTACAGATATTCTGTAATCACTAAAAATGATATTGTTATTCCTCCATTAGAAAATGATCTTATTTGAAAAAATACGTTGGAAGAACTTTCTTTCTACTGGTAATCAATACATTGAAGTTGAATTAGATAAAGATTCTACAACTTTAATTATTGGAACTAATGGTGCTGGAAAGAGTACTGTATTGGATGCTCTTACTTTTAGTTTATTCAATAAACCATTCAGAAAGATTAGTAAGTCTCAACTTATTAATACAGTCAATGAAAAAGATTGTAGAGTAGAAGTAGAATTTTCTATGGCAGAGACTGAATGGAAGGTAGTAAGAGGAATCAAACCAAACCTATTTGAGATCCATAGAAATGGTATATGTATGGATCAATTTGCTAATGCTAATGACCAACAAAAATGGTTAGAGCAAAATGTAGTGAAGATGAATTACAAATCTTTTACTCAGATTGTTATTTTGGGTAGTAGTAATTTTGTTCCCTTCATGCAATTAAGTGCTACTAATAGAAGGGAGGTTATAGAAGATCTTTTAGATATTAAAATTTTCTCTTCTATGAACAATCTTATTAAAGATAAGATGCGTGGGGTAAAGGATGAAGTAAGAACTTTAGAACTTAAGAAAGAATCTCTTAATGATAAAGTAACCATGCAAACTGAGTTTATAACTGAATTGGAGCAGCAAGGTAAGAATAGAATTCAGGATAATAACACTAAAATTAACACTCTCTTTGAAGAATCTGATAACTATGTTAAAATAAATGAAGAACTAGAAAACAATGTTCATGACCTAACAAAAGAACAAGAAAAGGTAACTGGTGCTACAGAAAAACTACGTAAACTAGGCACTATAAAAGGAACTTTATCTAATAAGGTATCAACCATTACTAAGAAGCATAAGTTCTTTGAGGATAATACTGTTTGCCCTACATGTAAGCAAGATATTGAAGAAGAGATTAGGTTAAATAACATTAGTGATGCTCAAGATAAGATAAAGGAGTTGCAATCTGGTTATCAAGAACTAGAGGAGGCAATTAAAAAAGAGGAGGATAGAGAGCATCACTTTACAAAATTATCTAAGGAGATTACTACACTAACGCATGGCATTTCTAAAAACAATACTCATATCTCTGGGCGTCAACGACAAATCAGAGATCTGGAATCTGAAATTCAGAAACTTACCGAGCAACTTGCAAACAGAAATACTGAGCATGAGAACTTAGAATCATTCAAAGACAATTTAGGAAAAACATATGAGGCATTAGCCTCTAAGAAGGACACCATAAACTATCATGATTTTTCATATAGTTTACTCAAAGACGGTGGAGTTAAATCTAAAATCATCAAGAAGTATCTTCCATTAATCAATCAGCAGGTCAATAGATATCTGCAGATGATGGACTTCTATATTAATTTTACTCTTGATGAGGAGTTTAATGAAACCGTACAGTCCCCTATTCATGATAACTTTTCTTATTCTTCCTTTAGTGAGGGAGAGAAGATGAGAATAGATTTAGCACTTCTGTTTACCTGGAGGGAAGTTGCTAGATATAAGAATTCAGTCAACACTAATCTTTTAATTATGGATGAAGTTTTTGATAGTTCTCTTGACGGTTTTGGGACAGAAGAGTTTCTTAAAATTATTAGGTTTGTTATTAAGGATGCAAATGTATTTGTAATATCACACAAGACAGGTATGGACGATAGGTTTGGTAATGTGCTAAAATTTGAAAAGATAAAAGGATTTAGTAGGTTGGGATCATGAATACTCAAGAAGAGGTGTGGATACTTAAAAGAGAAGTAGCTGAATTAAAAACAGAATTGAGTAAATTTAAAAATGCTGTTCTCCTTCTTCCTGAGATAGGAGATAGAGTACAAAAAAATATATGGTTTA